CCTAAGAAACTACTTAATAAGAAGAGCAATAGAACTTGTCCAACTTGTAAATCATATTCATTCAAGTTGGTGGATGACGTTTATATGAATAAGTATGAGTGTTGTTTCAATTGCTATATTCAATATGTAGAAGGGCGTGAAGAGCGCTGGAAATCTGGCTGGAGACCACAAGGAGAATAAAATGGCAACAACGTTAGAGATTATTAGAGGTATTTCGCAGGCTTTGGCTTACTCGTATGACGGCGCACACGACGCTCGTTATACTGATGACGGAGAAGCACACGCTATTGGGCTGAAGCGAGAGGAGGGTGATCCGATTCTTGATTCCCGAGTGATGGATGGGTTCAAAGTCAAGATAGCAGGCAACAAGTTGTGCATTCACTATCATGCTGATATTAAACTAAAAGATGTTCACGATAGTAACTTCGAAGCGGATACAGAAGAAATGATTGGCAAGATTGCCACTTTTATCAAAAAAGAATACAAGAAAGTAACCGGTGACACTCTAACCCTTACTGCTGAAGGAGAAATGGAAGCAATCGTCCAAAGCACTTCTAGAGTTAGAACTTTTGTTCAGGCTCATCGGTGGTATACTATCGGTGGCATCGGAGATGTTGAGCCAGTTGCAGAGGCATCCGAAGAGCGCTTGAGAGACAGTTTCAAGAAGTGGTTATCTCTTGGAAAAAATGATGTTGCAAGATAGAATGAATGAGCTATCAATTATCCAAAAAAGAACTGGTTCAGGAGATCGTGAAGTCCGGTAAGGATCCGAACTATTTTATTCACAACTATGCTAAAATATCCCACCCCCTGCATGGCCTGATACCTTTCAAAACTTACGATTTTCAAAAAGACCTTTTAGAAGATTTTAATAATCATCGTTTTAATGTTATACTCAAAGCTCGTCAAATGGGTGTCACAACCATTATGGCGGCTTATATTTCTTGGATGATGATGTTTCACCGTGATAAGAACATTCTTATCATGGCGACTAAGTTCCAGACAGCATCAACTTTGGTCAAGAAAGTAAAAGCGATTATTAAGACTTTGCCTGATTGGTTGAAAATAACAGAGATTTCAGTTGATAATAGAACTTCGTTTGAATTGTCAAACGGTTCTCAAATCAAAGCATCATCGACAGCATTTGATGCTGGTCGTGGTGAAGCTCTTTCGCTTCTTGTAATCGACGAGGCCGCACACGTTGAAGGACTCGATGAGCTATGGACTGGTCTTTATCCTACAATCTCGACTGGTGGTCGCTGTATTGTCGCATCCACTCCTAACGGTGTTGGTAATTGGTTTCATCAAACATACATTGAAGCAGAACAAGAACTAAATGCTTTTCATTCTGTTAAGATTATGTGGGACGAACACCCCGACCGTGATCAAAAATGGTTTGATGAAGAGACAAAGAATATGTCTCAACGACAAATCGCTCAAGAGTTTGAGTGTAACTTCAACGCTTCTGGTGAAACTGTAGTTCATCCAGACGATATAAAGCGATTGGAAGAAGAAATATGTGAGCCAACTTACAAGACAGGCATTGATAGAAACTTTTGGATCTGGAAAGAATACGATGCTTCTTGCACTTATCTTATGTCTGCTGACGTTGCTCGCGGAGATGGTAAGGACTATTCTGTTTTTCACATTATCAATCTCAACACTATGGAAGTTGTCGCAGAATATCAAGGTAAACCAACACCTGATATCTATGCTGAATATCTCTGCAGTGTTGGTAGAGATTACGGCAGTTGCATGATTGTGGTTGAGAATAATAACATTGGCTTTACAGTTGCAGAGAAAATGAAAGACTTGGGATACCCAAATGTTTATCATTCAGTCAAGTCAACACACGAATATATCGATCAATACCTTGCAGAAAATAGAAATGATTGTGTTCCAGGTTTTACAACTTCCAGCAAAACTCGTCCAATGATTATTGCAAAAATGGAAGAATTTATTAGGAACAAGATAATTAGAATATATTCACCTCGCCTTCTAAATGAAATTAAGACTTTTGTTTGGAACAATAATAAGCCAGAAGCTATGAGGGGATACAATGATGACCTCACAATGGCTTTTGCTATTGCTTGCTGGGTTAGAGACACCGCAATGGTTGTCAACAAGAAGGAAATAGAATATACAAAAGCATTTATGAATACAATGAAAAAAGTTGACTATGTTATGAATACGGCTATTCCTGGTATGAAAGGGTATGTGCCGCATAAAAATAGAGAGAAAAAGAAAGAACTAGAACAATATTCATGGATATACAAAGGATAAAAAATGGCTATTACAAAGAATCCTAAAAACCCCGACTCAAGATTATTTAAAAGGTTGACCAGATTATTTTCTGGTCCAATTGTTGACTATCGTACTCAAACGATTAGGAAGTATAGGAGACATCAATTAGATAAGTTTGCTAATACTTTCAAGTCCCTTAGTGGTCAGTCCTTCAAGAGGACTAGTCACAACCCGTTCGAGAATCTGCAAACAAACATGATCGCAACTCAGAACCGCGTTGAGCGATACGCTGACTTCGATCAGATGGAATACGAGCCCATTATTGCTTCTGCTTTGGATATCTATGCAGACGAGATGACGACATCTTCAGATCTACAGCCGCTACTGAAGATTATGTGCCCAAATGAAGAGATAAAGGCTGTCCTACATACGCTGTATCATAACATTATGAATGTGGAATTCAACCTTTTTGGTTGGTGCAGAACAATGTGTAAGTATGGTGATATGTTTTGCTATATCGATATACAAGAAGAGTATGGAATCAAAAACGTTATTGCCTTGCCATACGATCAGATGGAGAGAATCGAAGGAGAGGATAAGACTAATCCAAACTATGTCCAATATCAGTGGAACTCTGCTGGCATGACCTTCGAGAACTGGCAGGTCGCTCACTTTCGCATCTTGGGTAACGACAAGTATGCTCCTTATGGAACATCTGTCTTGGAGCCAGCACGACGTATCTTTAGACAGCTGACACTTCTTGAGGATGCAATGATGGCTTATCGTATTGTTCGTTCTCCTGAACGACGTGTCTTCTACGTTGACACAGGCAACATTCCTCCTCAAGATATTGAGCAGTTTATGCAGAAGACAATTACCTCTATGAAGAGAAACCAACTTGTGGATTCTAATAGTGGCCGTGTCGACTTGCGATATAATCCGTTATCTGTTGAGGAAGATTATTTCATTCCAGTCAGAGCAGGCACAAGCACACGAGTTGAGAGTCTCGCTGGAGGTTCTTATACTGGTGATATTGATGATGTCAAGTATCTTAAAGACAAGTTGTTCGCTGCTCTCAAAGTTCCTCAATCTTACTTGTTCCGAGGTGAAGGATCAGAAGAGGACAAAACAACTTTGGCTCAGAAAGATATTCGTTTTGCAAGAACTATCCAGAGGCTACAAAGAGCCGTTGTATCTGAGTTAGAAAAGGTTGGTATTATTCATCTGTATGCTTTAGGATACAGGACCAGTGATTTGGTCTCGTTCAAGCTTAAGCTGAATAACCCCTCCAAGATTGCAGAGATGCAAGAACTGGAGCATTGGAAGAACAAGTTTGACACTGCTGGTTCGGCTACTGAAGGCTTCTTTAGCAAGCGATGGGTTGCAGAACATCTATTCAGTATGTCTGAGGAAGAGTTCTTACGAAATCAGAGAGAGCAGTTCTATGATCGCAAGTTCGCTGCCGCTCTTGAAGCTGCCGGCACCGAAGATGAAGAAATGGGTGAAGGGCTTGGTGGTGGTGACATGGGTGAACTGGATCTCGGAGGGGATGAAGGGGATCTCGATCTTGGTGGAGAAGAACCTCTCGATCTTGGTGGAGAAGAAGAGGCGCCTGAAGAGCCTGCCGGTGGGGAAGACGACGTTCTCCTTGCCGCGCCTGGTAATCGCGACGATGGTTATGTCACTAAGGGTTCGAATGGAAAAGTATATCATCCAGTTGCAAGTGACAAAAGAGACATCGGCGCGCAACATCGGAGCACGAAAGGCTCGTGGTCTGATGAAACTGCCCGATCAACAAAAAGAAATGTTTGGAAAGCTACATCTTTGTTAGGGCTGGAAGAGCAACAAGAATCTAATTATGATAATGAAGAAAAACTTCTTAGTGAATCTACCGTACAAGTTAGAGAATTGATTATGGAGTTGGAGAAGGCAACAAATGGCGAAAAGACACAATAAAAAACGTAACACAGCATTCCTATACGAGGCACTTGTCAGAGAATTGACAAAGTGTGTCATTAGAAAGGACGAAACAAGAAAGAGTAGAACTTTATCTATTCTAAAAGAGCACTTTAATAAAAGCACTCTTTTGTATAAAGAATTGCAATTATACAAAGATGTTGCCTCCTCTGAGGGTCTTGAGAAAGAGTACGCTGAAAAGTTCGTCAATTATCTCAAGATGGAGCATGAGAAGATTGACAAACAAAGACTCTTTGAAGAAAAAAATACAATCATATCAAAAATAAACAAGGCTCTATCCAAGTCTATCTATTCCAACTTTGTGCCAAATTATAAAGACTTAGCGACCATTTCACAATTATTTGACGAAGATGTATCTGTCAAAGAAAGAATTGTTTTAGAGAATAAAATAATCCAGAGATTAACTTCCGAACAAGATGAGAAGAAAGAAATGCAGCCAATTACTAAATTGGCCTACACAACTTTTATCAAGAAGTATAATTCCGAATACAGTAATTTATTAGAAGAGCAAAAGCAATTATTAAATCATTATATCGTTTCCTTCTCTGATGATAGCTTGAGTTTGTCAATATATCTAAACGAAGAGATCGGAAGACTGAAAAGCGTAGTTCACTCTTCTTTAGAGATGGAAGAAGTAAAAAACGATCCTAGAATGCTTGAGGCTACAAATGAGGTTTTGAGTGCAATTGAGGATTTCAAAAAGAACCCAGTCAACGAGACTATGATAAAACAAATCTTGAAGATTCAGAACTTAGCTAAGGAGATTCAAACAGATGGCGATCAACGTTAGAATAGGTCCAGAAGACGAACAAGGAATCAAAATCTACATTGATACCTCTAGAAAAGAAGCTCCTGAAAAGAAGATAACTCTAGAGTTAAATGCCAGAAAAACATTAGATGGTGATTTGGTTGTGAGAGATCATCCAGATGTTGATGTCGTCATAATGCCTAAAAAAATGAAAGTTGTTGCTTTTCCAAAAGATACCTTAACGGAAGAGACTTATCAAACGCAAACAAAGATGTTTGACTTTCTTATGGATAGAGGCGTTATCGATAGGAATAGTGTGCAGGGTGGTAATGTGTTTGGCTCTATGGAGGCAAAGATTGTCCCGTCCGAAAGTAACTCTTCTTCCAAGTTTGTCCTTCTCGGTGTCGCTAGGTGGGTCGAGTCAGAGAAGCCTTATTTCGAATACCTAGAGAAATTTGAGGAAATGCAAGAAGACAGAATGACCGAGCCTACAGATCAGGAATCAACTGATTTTGATCCAAGCCGACATGCAGAGAAAAAAGGTGTTATGCGCCCAATGTATATTAGAAGCCCATATGGGATGAATTTTGCTTACGGCTACAGGGAGTAATGGAATTATTATACTTTATTCTTATATCCTATGGTCTCACATTAGTATTAGTCTATGGGACCATCTTCAACAAGATTAGACCAAAACACCATTTCTTTCATTGTCCCATGTGTATGGGCTTTTGGGTTGGTGTATTTTTGTTCTGCATAAACGGATTTACAGAACTATTTATATTTGACTATAATTTTGTCAATGCCTTGCTTCTAGGGTGGCTAAGTTCTGGAACAAGTTATACGCTTTGTATGTTATTTAATGACGATGGTCTGAATATCAGTTTAGGAGAGTAGAATGAAACGATACATGATTCCAAGAGTTGCTAACTGTTGTCGAGGAAGCATAATCGGGCGGGTAGCGCCCGCATTATAGAGGATAAAGATGAACAAGTATTTACTAAGAGAGTTTCACGCACTTTGCGA